ACCTCTCTAGAGTATAGATACTGTTAGTACTATGTAATAGTATAGATAGTGTTAGATAGAATATAGATAGAGAGTATTAACATACTTTTTCTATCTTGTCAAGTCTTTTCTCTAACGCCTAGCTTTTGGAACACACTGGCAAGCCCTGAATACTTATCGAGCGGCTGAAACTCTACAGGCTCGCTTGCATAGTATCCGTAATCCTCGGCCTTGGTTTGTAGCTGTCCAGCCTCTTCTCGGTCTCTAAGGATAAATCGCTCCATGGCTCCGGTGGCCGGGTTGCTAATATATAGCTGGTAATAATAATCCATCTCTAAGCCTCTCTAGTGTTCGACCCGGTATGTTGGGTCATCTTCAGGGTTAATCGTTCAATGTGTGGCCTCTCTGAGCCTCTGAGCAGCATTCACGCGGCACCATCTGGACCAACCGGCTGGTGCATAGCAGCTTCGGTGGCGTTGTGTTCGTGTATATCGTCGTCCTGCCTTGCTGGCTCGATTGCTAACACTTTGACCTCAGCGCTACCCGTCCTGTCATCACTGTTAGTCGATATTGGATAGTCTACCCGGTCATAGTGTTGCTGCAAGAATGCCATAAAGTCAGCCGCTTGTTGAACGTTACCTGCCTCCAAGTATATCTCACTGGGGATCGTGACCGTGATTCTATATATACTCATCCGCTTGTCTCCGTGATTAACCCGGACACTAACAAGGTCCCACCAATTAAGGCGAGCACCAATGCAGTGCCGGGTGTTGTGTTGTCTGCTCCTGCTATAAGGAAACATAGCAGCGCTGCCGATATTCTCAACAAGTCACCTCCTCCCAAATTATGCGGTCACAATGGCTATCACTAACGCTGCTAGAATTGCCAGCGAGGCGGAAACGGCACTGCCGGATAGATACCCCGTCACAATGCCGAAACAGCCCGCCACGATTAAAAACTTGAGCGATGCGAGGATGAACACGGGTCAGCACTCCCCGTCGTAAGGCGGCCACCCAGCCTTACCATCCGTGTCATGCCATATGTCGACCATCTCGCAATACTGCTCGCGCTGACGTTCTGGCTCGCTTTGTTCTGGCTTAGTGATATACAGTGCAATCATTAACACTGCGACTATAGCTCCCATAATTAACCTTTCAATCATTGCTTAGCTTCCTCTGAATTGTTAAACGCAATCTCTGCCAATTCTTCCCACCTTTCCGGCTCTGCCTCCACTGCCTCTACATAGTCTGCAGCGTCGTCATATTCTAGGCAGATAGACTTGCCGCGATAGATAATTTGAACGAAAAATTTCGAGTATATATCCACCACCATTTATGCAACCTCCACTCGCTTAACGAATCCACTCTGATCTTTTTTCGCGTCACCTTTCGCTTTCAGGCCTACAATGACACCGACAGGATCAAGAAAACGCAAGTCGCTGTTATCCCCGTCGACTACTTTGCGGCAATGATAGACTGTCGGCAGCTTATCAAAGACTACTGCGACGTTTCCTCCAGCCAATGCGACCATGCGAGCCTTGTCATCATTTGATTCTGACGCGCTGAACGTTACATGGTAGTTTGCTGGCATATCGCCTCGCGCCCACTTAAGCGCCCGCGCTGCTATTTTTGTGTAGTCATAGAATTGAACACTCGGAAAAGCTTCCATCGGGTTACGGTATTCGACCCCGTCACGTTCGCATTTAAACTTCTCCCATGGCAAGTCACTGGTACCGTTCAACCGGATGCAAGGTGTCATTCCCTCGCGTTCCGCCTTGCGAATTGTTGCTTCGATAGACTTGACCAGCGCCGCCATAAAGCTCGAGCGGTTATCGAATAGCCAGCGGGTCTTATTGATCCGCGCTTGCTGTATCTTGTCGAATCGTCCGCGTCCTGCAGTGTTGAGGCATGCGGCAAGACATCCAGCGCTTGCTTTTGGGCAAACTTGGACGCCAGCAAGATCACCGGGTGCAAGGTGGAGAATTCCTGTCAGGTATCCGCTCGCTTCGCCTTTGGCTGTTTTGGTGTTGCCGTATGTTAGAACGTTACGCGTTGCCATGGTCATCGTCTCCAGTCTGTCGGTCGGTTTCCGTTACTGCTAGGGCCTGAAGATACAGACCCTAGCCATAACAGTCAACCTCTACGCGGTAGCGGTAGCAGATTCAGTCTCAAAGACCTGCAGGTAGTCGACTGCCTGTGCCGCCTTGCTGGCTGCATGGAATATCGCGCGTTTGTCTGACTTGAGCGCTTGCAGCCAATTATCGATATATTGCGCGTGATCAGCGCGTGGCGTCGACGTGATCCCCAGCGTCGCACAATTAAAAGCCGCGCCCAGTTCCGCTACCAGTTCCTCGAATGCGTAGGCATTATCCCCAAAGCGCTTTCCGAATTTCCGGTCCATCCGGTGTTCCGCTCCTGTCCAGTGGGTGAGCTCATGAAATAGAGTCGAATAATAGTTTTCCGTGGCGCTGCTATGGTCAGTGTCAATGAACGATGCGCGCTCAGGCATGTTTACAACGTCCGCGCTCGGGATGTAGCAGGCACGGTCTCCACCATGCCGGATATCTGCACCGGTTGCCGCTACCACTGCATCCGCTGCCGCGATTGTGTCGACTTCGCTAACAGTCTCAAGCGCTGGCTCCTGCCATCCGTCGACTTGATCAGCATTGAACACGGTATACGCCTTAGCAATCATGCGCGATTCGTTTTCACGTTCGCCACTTTCATCGACCCGGTCAGTGTCAACAACAATCGGTTTGAAAAAGACGATCTTTGTGCCTTTGCTGCCTTTGCGGACGTTAGCGCCCACTGCCTGCCACTGCTTATATGTCGCCCATGTCGACGCGGCAAACCCGCCACGGGCTGCGCTGGCCCATAGTGCGAGGACGTTCACGCCACGGTAATGCTTACCACTGGCAAGGTTCACCGGCATGCCACCGGATACGCTATGCCATGGCATTTTCCAATGATTGCCTTTTGCCTTGCCTGATTCAATATCGGCGATGATCTGTTCGGTAATGATGTCATATGCGCTCATGGTCTAGTCTCCAGTCTTCGCTTGATAGCGGGGCGGACGATCCGCCCCTGATAGTGTGTTACTTGATCCGCCGAGCCATGCCCTGATTCATCGCCCACCATCCGGACTTAAAGCTGCCGCCAGTAAAGTGCATAGTGAATGGGCGGCGTGCGTACATTGCTTCCTGCATTGCGACTGTCATGTGATGTGCTGTCTGCTGATCCATGGTTGATACTCCGTTTGTGTGTGTTCAGCTCGTTGCAACGCTTTGCAACTTGGTGCCGATTGTACAGATACTGGCAGACCGGTCAACGCCTTTGCGTCACAAAGCATTGTGACTTGTAACTATCGGTAAATACCCTGTCGATTCATTGTGCCTATGGGTAATGTAGATACCATATAACCTCTTTCCCTGCAAACTTTTCTACCATTGCAGATTGGTCAGACCAATTTTATCTATCCAATCGCTTACGCTAATATGCAAATATCATGCCAATCTATATTGGTCATACCAATTTATTCTGCACGTTTCACGTGGAACATCCCCCCTGCCCCATGCAATAATCATGCCAATTCAGTGTTATGTTATAACGTAACAGGTACTCTCTGCCAGACCCCCTCCCCCCGTGAGATGGGTTGGGTCCCATAGTGTGTATTAGCACACACAACCACAAATAGAGCAAAGTATTAACTAAGAATGGTATATAAAAGAAAAATAAATTATTGGGAACTAAATGTAGCTCAGGTCGAGGTAGACGACCTTCGCCTTCTATCGTAACTGGTTGATTTTATTACATACTAGAAAAAAGTTACTTTTAAAGGGTTGACACAGAGTTTAAAATATGCTATACTATAGATGTAATCTAGAGAAACGCTAGATACACCGCGTTTCGATCTGTTAGCCTGTTAGATAAGAGTTTTTATATTAAATAACTATCTGTCTATCTAACATGAACATCTATATTCTTTACTCCAAAAGCACAAAACTATAACTTTTTTAAAAAAAGTGTTGACAAGCCTGCTAAAATATGGTACAATAGGGTATAATTAAAGTTAAGGTTAAAAGATGGAAACTGTACTATTAACCCTTGCCTTGGCAACTTGCATTGAGGAACCAACGAAGTGTTCCGTCTCGACTACCGAACAAGGTGAGACCCTCGTTACGGCTTGTGGTCTGGCCCCAGACAGGGGAGGGCGCCCAATCACTCTTGAGGGCAACGTCGAGGGCAACGAATACATCGTAGTTTTGGAACCAAAATGCTCGGAGGCTTAGGTGCCAGTAACAAAGTGTAGTAACGGAAAGTACAAGATAGGCTCTGGTAAGTGCATGTACAAAACCAAAGCCTCGGCAGAAAAAGCACAGAAGGCGTACAAGGCTTCAAAAAATAGGTAAAAGTATGGCGTGGGATAACCGAGGCAAAGCCGAAGGCTCCAAACAAACGCAAATCCAAAAAGGCGAAAAAAGATCACCCGGAAGACCCAAGGGCGCTAAAAGCAAAAAGACAATTATCGAGGCGGCTGTCCAGACTGCGCTTGTCAACGAACTAGAACAAGACGCGATGGAGATCTACCAGAAGGCCGCGCAGATGGCTAAGGAAGGCGACAAGACGATGATTAAACTTTTCCTTGGCAGGCTCCTACCAGAGCTTAAAGCCACGGGAGAAGACGAGACAGGCAAGGGCTCGGGCGGTATTCAGATCATTGTTAACCAAGGTCACCAAGGTGAGCCGAAAGATATCTCCGAGGCCATCACTGTAAACCAAACCCCGGCTGAAGAAGAGGAAGGCACGGATGGCTGAAAAGAAAGGACTCCGGCTTTGTTCTAAGTGTCATGAAAGTTACCCAGCAACCGGTGAATACTTTTTTAGCCACAACCAAAGAAAAGACGGGCTTCACTCTTGGTGCAAATCTTGTTGCAGAGAAGGCAACAAAAGATCTCTTGAGAAAAAGTATGCTAGTTTTGAAGGAAGAATTACTACTTTTCTTAGAACTTGCAAGAAAAGTGCAGAAAAAAGAAATCAAGAGTTTAGTTTAACCCGTCAAGATTTCTTAGACATGTGGGAAGAGCAAAAAGGTGTTTGCGTTTACACCGGACTGCCCATGGAATTGCAGCCAAACACTTTATTTTCTGTTTCAGTAGAACGAGTAGATAATAACGTAGGCTATACTAAGGACAACACAGTTCTTGTTACAAACGCTGTAAACAGAATGAAGAGCAATATGGAAGGAGAAGACTTTTTTCATTTTTGCAAATGCGTGACACTTTGGCTGTCAAATGAAGAACTAGAACTAGACGTAGAGTTTGACAAATATGCCTAGAAAAAAGAAAGGTGATCCGGGACTATACGATGCGATTCACGCTAAACGCAAAAGAATTAAGTCTGGATCTAACGAGCGTATGAAGCGTAAAGGTGAAAAAGGCCGTCCCTCGGCAAAAGACTTCAGAGAGTCTGCAAAGACTGCGAAGAAGAATTAGCTGCAAAGCCTTGCAGCGGATAAGTAATTTTTTAGGAGAGTAACTATGTATAAGATGAAAAACAAGTCAATGAGCAAGATGAAGGGCGACGGCATGAGCGGTCAGGGCAACGAGGCTATTGCTATGGCTGGTGAAAAGACCAAAGACTACGATGCAGCCGCCAAGATGGCAAGCCCCAGCAAAAAGCCAATGCAGCAGGCGTAAGCTACAAGGCGTTGTAGCGGAAACAGCCAGTTTTGACTGAAGCTCAAACACTAGATTTTAATCTTCACCCCCGTCAGTTTGAGGTCTTTAATGACCCCGCTCGGTTTAAGGTTGTAGCCGCCGGGCGCAGATTTGGTAAATCCTACCTAGCTAGGGTTATGCTTCTTATTGAAGCAATGAAAGAAAAAAACGAAGAAGGCTACGATCTAAAGAACAGAGCAGTGTATTACATTGCTCCTACGTTTGAGCAGGCAAAGAGGATCATGTGGGGCGAGCTTAAAGACATGGGCCGCCCCGTGATCGACTCCACACTAGAGAACCAAGGCATCATCAAGCTCATTAACGGGCGAGAGATTCACCTCAAAGGGGCTG